AAGATCATCGCCCTCGCGAAAACCAATCAACCCAATCATTGCGCGCTCGCGCAATTCCATGATGCTCAACCAGCGCGCTGTTTGTTTAAGACTTTGGCCCCGCACAAGAACGTCGCCCTCTGTCGTTTTAATGCCCTCGTCGCCCTCTTTTGAGCTGCGCCAGAGCGACTCGGTCAACCGCTGATAGCGCTCGTCCACAAGGTCATTTGGCGGATCTTGACACTTGCTTTCGAGCTGGGTCATTTCGCTGCGGGTCGGAATGTAAACCTCAAGCGCATGCCCAGCAAAGTCTATAGTCCTGTATTTGCTGCGCTTATAGCCGTTCAGCCTGTGTTGTAGTGTCATGTTTTACCTTTAGCGTTTTGCGCGTTGTTTTGTTGCCCAAGTGTTGATTGATTGTTGCAACCCTTCTGCAAGATCTTGCGTCATTGCTGGTATAGAGCGCTCAAAATTCGCACGCAAAAACGGCTGAGCCGGTCGCTCTGCGGAGCCAAACTCCAGCGACTCTGCTGCAGGCCGATACTCGCCCTTCTCATCGACGTATCCCACGCCCACGCTGACGTAGCTGTAGGCAAGGCTGTTTTTGCTGTGGTATTTACGCCTGCGGTCGCGCTGCGTTGAGATCTTTGCGCTGCGTTTGGTTTTGACCTGCAGCTTGCCCGTATCGCGCGGCACGGCGGGTCGAATTGCGCGGTAGGCAGGCTCAATCGCCTTACGCAATGCTGGCAAAACGCTGCGACGCGCTGCTGCTGACGAAAATTCTTGTCGGAGCGCCGCTAAAGCATCAGCAACACTACGCGTCCCTTTGATTTGCATGCGCATTAGTGACAATCCTTCTATACATCTGATCGTTCAGCTGCAACACATAATCCACAATCTGCGCGGGTGACAACTTATCCGCATGCCTCGCAGCGATTCTGTGACAAAGCGCAATGTTGATGACTCTCTGCTGGGGATACCCAAACCAGTATTTGTCACCGGTTTGCGCTTGCGCTGCTAAATATCCGAGGAGGTTGTCGGTGGACATATAGCAAATTTACGCATGACGGTCAGACAAACCTCCTCAACCGATCCGCTTTCTGCTTTTGAAATCACCTCCTCAACTTCGGCGAGCGCAAACCGCTCGTGCAGAGCAATGCTGTCGAGCGGCTTAGAGGTTGTCATCATGTCGTTAAGCACCTCAAGCAGTGTTCGACCATCCATACTGATTGCCTCGCGGATGAATTGTAAAAGTGCATTGCGCTTCTGCGCCTGGTGCTGGATCAACCGTGAACTGCGACACGCGACCATTGAACGCAAAATAAACAATATCTGACGCGCTTGCGCTTGCAGCAATCACAAAAGTGCGATCGATCAGCCCTGAAGCCGCATCGCCGCGAATGAGCAAGATATTGGCATTTGCCGGGTTCCACGCAGCCGTCAGCGTCATGCTCGCAGGCGCAGACTGCACAGGAATCTTGTCGCTCTGCCGCCGTCCTGCAGCCATGAATGAGGCCACAGCGTCCTCTTGACCGAAAAGAGGAATGGCCTGAACCTCAAGCTCGTTTGCCGAAACAGCAATTGCCGCTATGGTGGCAAGCACAGACAAATTTGCTTGCGTCACCGCAGTCGGCGAAGCGCCCGGCTGCATGTATAACGACGCAACAAAACCCGGTAGAACTTTATTAGGGAGTGCCATAATAACCTCACGAAGGTATATCTAGAGTCATGTCTAAAACAATCTCGTGTAGTTTATTGTCGTTGTCGTATGTATTAAAAAGAAAATCGACGTCAATTTTTGCTACATAAAACAAGCCGCCAAGCGTGCCTTGATAACCATGCAGCGCATTGACAATTGCTTGCGCCTTTTCAAAACACGTTTGCATGATTTGTGCATACACGTTGACCTGACAGACTGGCCGATCGATTCCTTTATTGCTTTGCGGTCCTGTATACACCGGCTGGTGCACAGATCGCAGGGTCCATGTGATAAAAGTTGGCTCGGTTGCAAAATTGCGATTAAACGCTGCATATACTGGTGTCGGCGTAACGATTGCCTGTAATTGTGTTTGCAGCGCCTGCGAATACGTTAGCGTGCTGTTTTGTCCCATCTCTACACTGCTGTTGCTGGATCATTGCGGTAGCAAGTAATAGTCACAAACTGCCGGTCTGGGTGCTCGTATACATTGTCAATCCGCCAAGATTTTGCACGGTACGTTATTGAATGGGCGTGGGTATTGTCAATGATTGTTTTGATGTTTGGCGTGTAGTTGACCATAAGGTGCGCAACGTCGTCATACTGTCTGTAGTGCTCTTGTATCTTTTGATTTCCTCGCGGGTTTTCGCTTTGTGCGCGAGTGTTAAACCATAGCGTCTCGGTGGTTGTTTGCTCACCCATGTTCGTTTTTGCAAACGTCAAATTGTTGACACCAATTTGCTCAACGCGCACCATCACATTACCAACGGCTTGTATGGACGCAGCAAGGCTTGCAAGCCAAACGGTATATTGTGGAGCTTTCTTTCTGACGTATCTGCGCGCTGGTTATAAAGATGAGCGATCAGCAAAAGCGCTGCCTGCTTAATAACAGGATATTGGCCCAGCACTGACGCTGCATTGGTCCAGGTAACCTCTAAAGGTGCAGCCATCTCTGCGTTTACATCATTCGGCGCGACTGTCAAAATTACCTGCGCACCTGTTACATCGTAAAAGTAATTGGCCGCATTTATTGTTGTCAGAACAGGCGTTGCAGCAGTGTTGTAGTACTTAACAGCGTTAATAGTTACGCCGCTTTGTGAGTGTTGTGGTAAAGCAAGATAGATAGGCAGCAAGACATTTTCGCTGAACTTGTAATAAGCGGCAAAACTGTTTGCAAAAATTGGCACGCCAAGATAGTCCTCAATCGTCATGCGTGTTGCTAGCTCTAAACTCTCTAAATATACGTCCTGCGAATCATCTCCAAATAAATTTAGTTGACTTGTGATTTCATCGGTTGTTAGCCACATAGTTACCAAATCGCGCGAGGTATGCACCGCTTTTTGTGCATTCCAAGGTGCGTTTGGCAAAGTAGTGTTGATTGTGCTCATGTGCTAATCGCCCTAACCCCAGCAAAAACGTCGCGAACGGTTGAGACAAGGCGCTTTTGTGCAAAGAGCGTCACCGTGCCTGGTTGGGTCTGGTCCATGAGCCGCATCGTCATTGCGCCATAATCAACAATGTGCATAAAACGCGGCCAATTCGCAAGGTAAATTGGAAAGTCGCCTGCGGTTGCGCCGCTGCTTAAGAAACTATTGCAAATAACAGGCCAACCAAAGACATGCACAAGCGCGCCGCCGTCATTGGTGCCGACATCAGCAAAAGTCGGAGCTGCTGTACCCTGCGCACGCAAAAGCTGAATCACGGTCGGGTGCATCATCCATGCAGTGCCCTGCATCGACCAATACTGACCAGGCAGCGCATTGGCTAGCGCAATTAAATCGCTGCGCAGGCAAGTTCCTGCGGTAACGCCAACGGTGCGAATTGTATGAATTCCGTTGGTTATTGCGGTCCCTGACGTTCCAAATGCTGCAGCCGAGCCTGCTGTGCCTGCGTACATTGCAAGACCGCGCAGACCGCTGGTTGCGCCCGTGGATGTTGTGGCAGAGCCTGCCTGGTCATTGTTGACCGCCATCGACTGAGCTTCAAGCGCCGAAAACTCAAGCTCAAGGTCGGACTCAAGAGTTTGTGCGAGATTTGGGATATCCTCAAACGCTGCAGAGCGAACAGGCAGCTGCGCAGCAACAACGCGCATCGGCAACTGCCAGATGCTCGTCGCAACATTGGGCGAGCCGGAATCGGGCGTAAGCGCATACAGCCAAGGGTTTGTGCTGTTTGCCGCATTGCCGCTTTTGATGACGAATTGAATATCTGACTGATCGATTGTCTGCTGACTTGCGGCGGCGCGAAAAGGGTTTGCAAAGCGCAAGCTTGCAAAGGTGTCGGCAGCCTCAACGCGTCCGCCAACACTTGAGCCGCTGCCCGTGAGCGCAGAAGCCTCTAGGACAGCACGACCTGTTTTTTTTAATTCCTGCAGCGCCTGCAACATGCCCATCATGACTCCTCTAAAAAGGCCGGGTTGCCCCGGCCCAAGTCACGCTGCTGCCGTTCCGGTCGAGCGATACCGCACTCCGGCGTTAGGATCGCGCACAGAGGTTGCAAGCCTGCGCTCGCCAAAGAAAGTTATGCTTCCAGGTACGGTCTGGTCATAACGCCGCAGGGTCATTGCAGTCCGATCAATGATTGTGAAAAACTGTGCCCAGTCTGCAAAATACATCGGAAAGCGCGACACTGATCCTGCTGCCGCTGCCGATGCCTGAGACGGATTGTCAAGGTAGCGGTTAATCACAACAGGAAAACCCGCCAACTCTCCGACAATGCCGTCATTGCGCGCCAGTCCGTCCACATAAACCGCCCTGCCGTTATTGTCAGTCAGTCCGCGAACGCCCGAGAGGAAAATCGGATTCACAACAATCCGTGCTGTCTCGGTCCAGTAATCCTGCGGCAAAGAGTAAATAAAATTGATGATGTCTTTATAGCTAACGTTGTTGGCCGCAACCGTGTTTGCGTTTGTAGTGATTTGATCGTAGGTCGCCATCGTGTGCATGCCGTCCGATGTCGCAGTACCCGAACTGCCAAACGCTGGCGCCGTAATTGCGCCTCCTGTGTAGGCAGCTGCTGCGCCAGCGTAGCTGTCAAGACCGCGCAGACCGTTTGTGCCACCAGTGCTTGTCGTGCTGCTCCCAGCCTGGTCGTTGTTTTGCACCATCGACCGAGCTTCGGCCTGCGCAAACTCCGCAAGCATGTCATCAACGACGGTTGCCTCAAGGCCATCAATGTCATCAA